ATGAAATTTACATTCAGGATCGGAAACGTGCTTTACAAACAGATCACGATTGAAGAATTGAATAATCTTTTTGACACATTTAAGGAGGCCGAACGAATTGGAAGCACGCAAAGTATCGCTAAAGCCTAAATTTGAGTATGAAAAAAGCTGCTCGAGTATTGGGAGTACCCGTGCAGCTAAGACGCTTAATAATTTTTATTTTCGAGTTCTATTGTACTCCGAAACAGTCACTAAGACAACGTTTAGTACGGAGGTGGGCAAATGAACGGCTACGATAGCTGGTTAATTGACCAAGAAGAAGCTGCGGAAGGCTGGCGTGATGATGTGCCTACTGAGGAAGAGCTGATTGAAAGTGGCGTCATTGCTGGATATTAAATAGGAGGATTTCAATCATGGATGCAATGTTAAAAGAAGAACTTAGAACGGTGACAGAGCGTGAAAACGAAGGATTCAAAATTGACTCATTAGAGAAAGCCGACTGGGCATTAAAGAAGCTCAAGGCTATCCAAGCGCATGATGATGAAATTGGCCAAGTTGCGAAGAACAATATTGACCAGGCAATTGCATGGCGCGACCGGGAGCTTGATAAGAACCAAGCCAACCGCGAGTATTTCGAAGGACTATTGACTGACTATTTACGTGATCAACGGTTAGTTGACAAGAAGTTCAAAATCGATACCCCTAATGGCCGTGTATCAACTCGTAAGAACCCGGCTGGGTTAGCGTATGACGAAAAGATGGTTTTAAACTCACTTCGTAGTCAGGGCATGAGCCAATATATCAAGGTCAAGGAATCTATTGATAAAGTCGATTTAAAAAAAGCTGGTCGCATGGTTGGTGACAAGTTTGTCATGGAAGATGGCGAGATTATCGCTGGTATTACTGAAAAGCCAGCAACTGAGAAGGTCACGTTTAAATACTAGGAGGAACCGATATGAGTGAAGCAATCGCGAAAGCAGAAAATCAAACGAATAGTCTATCCCTAATCATGGGTACTGATCAAAACAAGATGGCTAGCGAACTACAGGCTATCTCTAATTTCCAAACTATGGTTCAACATCAACTAAAAGATGGTCAAGATTTTGGGGTCGTCCCTGGTACACAGAAGCCGACGCTCCTTAAACCGGGTGCCGAAAAAATTCAAATGTTGATGGGCGTGACCAGCGAATACAACGTTATCGATAAAGTTGAGGACTACGAGTCGGGTTATTTCGACTACACCGTCAAGTGCGTGCTGTACAAGAGCGGTATGCAGTTAACTGAGGGATTAGGGTCGGCAAACACAAAAGAGAGCAAGTACGTTTCTCGTGATGGCTTTTCAATGAAAAACACGGTATTGAAAATGGCGAAAAAGCGGGCCCAGGTTGATGCCACACTGACCATCGCTAGTTTATCAAATGTCTTCACGCAAGATGTCGAAGATATGCAGAACTTTAACCAACGTGAGAATAACGGAACCATGACTTATGATGAAGCCTTTAATTTAAAACTTAACTTTGGCAAAAATAAAGGCAAGAGCATGGGAGATGTCATGAATGAGAATCGTGGCTATATTGAATGGCTAGCTGAGAATGCACAGAAACCTGAATTTAAGACTGCTGCTAAATTACTACTAGCTGGCAAGCAACAGCCTGAAACTGACGATGAAGTAAATGAAGATTTTGATCCTACTAACATCATTGCTAGTTCAAAACAGACGAGTGAGATTGCTAACCTTGCTGGTGAACTGGCCACCCAAACCAAGAATGGCACACCATTATCAGTGACTAATGAGGTTATTCAACAAATTGTCCCTGACTGGAAAGGGACTGACGACGATTGGAAGAATCTAACAGTAGCACAAGCAGAGGATGCTAAGAGTCAGCTACAAGGGTTGCTAGCGGCATTTGATAAGAAATAAACATTCGAATTGGCTTGAATGCAGCAGTGACTGAATCCACCGAATGGGTGAAAGGCCCATTAATAAGGACAGGAGGTGCGAGATGGCCCGTCCAGTAAAAGAGGGATTGGATTACTTCCCATTAGACGTTGATTTTGCTGTAAACGACAAGACAGAAGCCATTATGGGCGAGTTTGGACCGAAAGGTGTTCTGTTTATGATTTATCTGCTGTCTGCGGTGTACCAAAATGGATACTACTTGCAGTGGAATAAATTGAAACAGATGCAGTTAGCTAATCGAATTGAAGGCGTATCACCTGAATTAGCTAATCAAATCGTTAACCGCTTGATTGCTTATGGAACCTTTAGCGAGGAACTGTTCAATTCGGCTAAGGTATTAACGAGCCAGCGTATCCAAGAGACCTATGAAGATGCTACTAAACGTCGCAAATCGCAGAAACCAACTAAGTATTGGATTAATGTTGACATTAATAAAGATACAAGTGTAGTTAATGTCAACATTAATCCACAAAGTAAAGTAAATAAAAGTAAATCAAATAAAAGTAAAGTAAATAATTATGATGATGACGCGGGTGTCACACGCGAACAGGTCATTAACGATTGGACCAACCTGTGGGGATTTCCGAACGGGGTTGCCCGACCTGAGATTGATGAATGGCTGGAAGAGTTCAAGCCTGAGGTGATTGCCTATGCAATTTGGGTTGCTGGAGAACATCAGATTAGATCTAATGCATGTTTGAAATACGTTCGTGCAATTGTTGCGGGCTGGAAGAAACGAAATATTACGACGTTAGAGCAGGCTAAAAAGGCTGCTGCTAATCATGACGACCGCATTAAGAGCGAAAGAAAACCTAGTGGCTATTCAAAGCCACGCCGTAAAGAAGTTACGCCAAAGTGGATGCAAAAAGGCGCTTCTCAGGCGGATTCTAAGCCAAACTCAAGCGATAACGAGCAGGACGATATGAGCGACGAGGCGTTCCTAGCGTTCATGAACAGTCAGGAGGAAGCTAAATGAATTGGGGTAATCAATTAGTCAAGTTAGCCGCTAACCATGTCTATGAACCGGCCGCATTGCACTGGACTAAGCAGCGCATGAAACGGCATTTAAAGGCTGGCGGTAGCGCGCAAGATGAAGTGTGCGCTCATGAGTACAAGCTATTTGCACTCGAGGTTTTAATTATTGAATATCAGCGGGATGGCTTAAATTTTGATTTGACCCAATGTTGGGGTAAACCAGCCGAGTATTTTATTGATCTAGATCAAGCTAGACAAGGATTGCAAACGGAGGTGCACGCATGACTGAAACACAGGTGCTAGTAATTAACGCTGATCTACCAGATATCGATCACCCACTAGCAATTGGACCAGAACCGAAAATGTTTAAGCTCGTGCAACATAACTACAAATCTGGTGAATGGCCGTTTCCAGTTAGACTGGTGAAGCCTGGGACTAAGGTACGCAGTGATGAAGCTTACTTAGCTAGTATGAAACAAGATCCGAAGCAGGGAGAACGTGAAGATATTAAAGCCATTCGGCAAGCACATAAGCATGGCAAACATACGCTTAGAGAACTAGCTGATAGTACGGCAATTGAATTAAATCGGGTAAAGGATTTAGTCCATAAATACAGCTTGCCACTGACTAACGATTACTGGCGTGCTGAGAAGTATAACAATCCTGATGAAGTGATCGCCTATCAAACACTGGCACGATTATGTGAGAGGATTGACGCCCCAGAATTTTCAATTAGACAGGCCAGTATGTCTAACGGGATCGTTAATGGCTACTACATTAGCCGGGTACCGAAAGTATGAACAAAGTCGTGATTAAGGGCGAACTACCTAGCTTAAATGAGTACATCAATGCTGAACGGGCCAACAGATACGCCGCAGCTAAACTAAAGAAGCAGTACACGGCCTTATGTAGTGTATATGCGCGTGATAGTCGAAATTCTGGAGCCAAATTCAGCTGGCCTTGCAAGCTTAAATTTACGTGGTACACGAAGAACAACCGGAAAGATGCGGATAATATCGCGTTTGCTAAAAAGTTTGTGCTGGACGGCTTTATGAAGGCTGGGCTTTTAGGCAACGACAATCGAAAGCACATCACAGGATTCCAGGACGAATTTGCCGTTGATAAACGAAATCCTAGAGTAGAAATAGATGAAATCACGGAGGACGAATAAACATGATTGATATGAAAATTGACCAGTATCATCTGACTAGTGACAAATACGAAGTTAAGGTTAACAGGATGTCATTAGACAGCCATGGTCATCCGGTAACTAGCTACGATGAAAAGTCTGGTATTAATCGGCTGGTAGAAGCACCCTTAGCACACTGTAAAAACGTCGAGGACGCATTGCACTGGCTTCGTGGGTATTTAATCCGGACCGGTAGTGAACGCATTACAACAGTGGATCAGTTAGCCAGAGAGAACCAAAGAATTGAACGGCAGTTTGATGCGTACATTAAAGAGCGAGTACCGGAAGGACTGTGAGTTATGCCTAAACACACTAAGAAACGTTCAACGATTAAACGGAAGCACCGGCGAATGAAGCAACACGCCGAAGCAAACAAAAAGGATGTGGGTAAATGTCAAGAGCCAAAGTGATACTAGATGCTTCCTGCGGTAGTCGTATGTTCTGGTTCGATAAGCATAATCCGGCTGTGACATACATGGATAAGCGTGATGAAGTCGTGACTGCTACTGATAATAATGTTGGTCAAGATCGAGTGATTGAGATTAAACCGGATATTGTAGCGGATTTCCGCGCTATGCCATTTGACGATAATTCGTTCTACATGGTCGTATTTGATCCACCGCATTTTCGTTATGCGGGTAAATCGTCATGGCTGGCCAAGAAGTACGGCACACTTGATGAGACTTGGCCGTTCGATTTGCGGCAAGGTTTTACCGAATGTATGCGAGTACTGAAGCCGCATGGAACACTGGTTTTTAAGTGGAATGAAGAGCAAATTAAGCTGAGCGAGATACTAGATGCGATTGGTTACCAGCCGTTGTTTGGCGATAAGCGTGGCAAAACCCATTGGTTAGTATTCATGAAAGAGAGCAGTACAGCATGATAATCGTCAAGGAGCCAACTAACGAGGAACGCAAGCAGGCGTTTGAAGCATTCGGGGAGGATTGAAAATGGCTTATATATTGATGATTAATAGTGATGTGGCAGCTGTATATTCCAATAGACAAGCCGCTAGAAAAGATGCGAAACATTTCAGAGAAAAGGGCCAGAACACGTCAATTATGACTGTTCCTTACCATAAGCAAAGTATCTTGGAATGAAACTAATCAAGGAGATGGCGACGATGATTAAGTTTAGAGCGTGGGACAAGGAAAACGAAATCTATCTTTACAATGTGCAGTGTGCTTATGACACGTTGGGCGGGTTCGTAAAATATGATGATGGCAAAGATGCTGCCTATGACGAGTCTTGCTTTGGCGATTTCTTAGATAATGAACGGTATGATACTGAACAGTTTACCGGCCTGACGGACGTGAACGGCAAGGATATCTACGAAGGCGACATTTTAGAAAATCGGAAGTATCGGTCAATTGTTAAATTTGCTAGCGGTAAATTTTTAGCTGACGTAGTTGGAACTATCAACAAATTTGACCTTATAGGTGAAACTCACGGTTCAAAGGTTATTGGCAACGTGCACGAGAACCCGGAACTACTGGAGGAAGACAAATAAAAACGTCTTACCAAATAAATGGTAAGACGCTGGGCTTGATACATTCGTGCAACTACAGAGTAGTTCCATTATTTAAGAATTGCAAACAAAACGTAACGCATCATTACTAGTAACGTTAGCTCTAAACAAGTGTGCCTGAAGTATAGCATACAAAAAGCCGCCTGTTAAGGCGACTAGTCACAGGGCCACTCGAATGACCGTTGCCAGTATAACATATAAAAAGCGCCGCCATCACTGACTCCGCTACAATTGATTCCTACAAAATTAATTATAGCACAGTCAAAACAAGGGGTGGCATGATGGAGAGCATTTTTAAGGACGTTGATGAAGAACGAACAATTGCTAATGCGGAACGGGTGCTAAAAGACTATTGGAAATGGCGACTACGAGCTCGCAGGGTTAATTTCAACCTGCAAAGTCCAGCAATGGACGGAATGCCTAAAAGTCCTAGCTATGGCAACCATATTGAAGACAAGCAAGTTAGTAAAGCTAACGATGATTTTATGGCTAATTTAGTTGTCAAGGTCATTGAAGCTGTTACAATTGATGAAGAAACGGAGAAATATTCAGAGCTATTAATGCTGCTCTATGTTAAACGGTATTCGAAAATTAAGTGCATGATTAGCCTGAATATCTCCGACAAAACATTTAATAAGTATTTGAAACAAGCCCAGTTAATGTTCGCTGAGATATATCCGGATGGCGTGGAAGACCTGATCGTTAAAAAGTATGAGCCAGAGATTATTGCTCACTACGACGAGGACTGAATTTACTCCGACAAAATTCCGAGTAAATTCCGACAAGTTTCCGTGTTGATTCCGGTAAATAAGTCAAAAAGGGGAGTAAATTAGTATTATCGAATGTTAGGTAAGCCACCCCGGGCAATTATTACCTAGCATTATTGTGGCCTTAGCTCAGTTGGTAGAGCACCTGACTGTTAATCAGGTTGTCGCTGGTTCGAGTCCAGCAGGCTACGTTGCCGGTGGATTTATAAGGGGTGATGCGCTCCTCTCTGCCGCCGGCATTAGTCTTCGTATTTAACGTCGGCCGTTAAATGTGAGTATCGCTGTGGGCTAATTGGCAAGCCACAATGGGATGTAGGTTCGAGTCCTACCGGCGATATAGGCAGCGGACCAAGTCGCTGATCTGAAACAAGTGTGCAATTTGGCCCGCGCTATCACGTGACCCAAGCAAGTCACTAAACTGCTGAAAGCTTGAGATATGGCTGGAGTCGTGTTTGGAATTAACTTCATAACATGAACTCCCATCGTCTTGTTTACATTGGCTGTGCTTGTGGCGGAATAGGTAAACCATGGCTAAGGCGTTTGGGAAGCGCACCGAAATTTATCTTAGCGATAAATGTGTGTCTAAATTAGCTGAAAGATTGTATGCGGTCTTGAAAACCTCCATACGTTGTAGGGTGCAAATCCCTACCAAGCACATTAAACGCGTCCGCGGCGTCAAAACGGACAATCTCCAAACTAGCTCTCGCCTTTTCGCTTTTTGGCGGGAGTTTTTGTATAGTTAAAAAACCAATTGACATTAATCTGATGTAGAAGGTATTATGGTTTAAGAACGAAAAAACGTTTTTACGGAGGAAAAATATGTTACTTGATTTTCAAGTCACTAATTTTAGATCTTTTAAAAATGAACAAGATTTTTCAATGCAAACAGGTAAGCGAGTAAGAAAATATAAAGATAGTAATACGATCCTTGTAAACAATGAACGAATATTAAAATCAGCATTAGTATTTGGCGCTAATGCAAATGGAAAAACAAACCTAATCAATGCTTTAATAATGTTGAAAAGATTAATTACACGGCCAACATCAACTGAACTTCAATCATTAGATACAGACACTTTTGGTGATAACACACAAAATACTAAGTTTAAGGTCACGTTTATAAAAGACGATGCTCAGTACAACTATGTTTTAGAATATAATTCAGAAGAAATAGTCAAAGAGAAACTCTGTTCTGATGACAATCTGGTTTTTTTTAGAGAAAAACAACACTTTATAAGAATGCCTGCACAATTGCAACCTGTTCAGGAAAATATTAGAAAAAATCAGTTGTTGTTATTCTTTGCGCAACAAAACAATGAAAAATATGCTAAAAAAGCATTCAGCTGGTTCTCTGAAGATCTAATACTTGCAAGTACTGATCAAATTAGTAATAACATGTTTAAACTATTGGAAGATGAAAAATTTAAAGTTAAGTTTTTAATCTTTCTACAAGCCGCAGACTTCAATATTGTTGATGTCGAGGTCAAGGAAAGAAAACGGAAGATACCAATCCCTGAGTCTATACAAGAGAGCATAGATACCGAAGATTCTTATTTTACATCTACCTTTTATGACGTTTATTCGTGGCATAAATCAGAAAAGGGTGAATTCCCAATAGGGTTTGACAATGAAAGTACTGGGACAAAAGTATTTATGTTTTTAGCCCTTTATTTTTTAAGCAATACCAAAAAAGTATTATTAATTGATGAGTTTGACAGATCATATCATCTAGAACTGGCAAAAGCTTTAATAAGTTTAATAAATAACAAAGAACAGACAAACCAATTTATTCTAACTTCGCATGAATTGTCACTAATGGATACAAAGTTGAGACAAGATCAGATTTGGTTTGCAGAAAAGAATCAATTTGGTGAAAGTGAATTGTTTAGTATTTTTGATTTTGATGATAAAGCATTGAAGCGGGGGGATTTTAATTATAAGAAAAGATATCTTGAGGGGCTGTATGGAGCTACCCAAATGGTTAACACAAAGTTGTTAGTAGAGGCTTTGAAGAATGAGTAGATCGAAAAAAAAGAGACCAATAAAACCTAAAATTGTTTTTTTTGTTGAAGGGGATACGGAGAAGGCTTTCTTCATATCCTTGGCACAGCACTACAGGTTAACTGCCACGCGCGTTATCCATATCTTGAATTGCAGTGGCACGGATTGGGTCGACAAGGCAACATCTATGATGAAAAATAATCCTAAATGTAAACCTTCTGATAATACTCAATTTTACATCATTTTTGACAAAGATAATCTTCCTCAGCAGCAAATACAAGCAATGCAATCTAAAGTTAAACGATTAAAAGGTAAAGGAATAAAATGTAATATTGGTATTTCCAATCAGAACTTTGAGGTTTGGTTACTAGCACACTTTAAATTAGTGACATCGCATAGTATGAGTTCAGTGCAACTTTACCATGAATTATCTAAATGTTTGGGTCAGCCTTACAAAAAAGCAGACCCTGTTCAAATCGAACAAATTTTAAGCAATGATAAGGTTCACAATGCTATAGCTAATTCCAAAACAATAACACCATTTATGTATAATAGCCAATCTACTGATATTGGAACTGTTATTACAAACATACTCTCATAATTCGGATACGAGCCGCCAGAGTGGGTTCAAGCAGATGCCCGGCTAGATAGATGGTATAAGGATAAGAAGCGTCGTGCTAATAAGCATGGCGCTTTTCGTTTCGATAAAAATAAGGAGGTGCAGCATGCGGGGAATGAGACGACAACGAGGTATTAATTATTTAAAGCCAATCAATTATAAAGATGTTGGATATTATGATGGAGGCCGAGTTAGTACCATTGTTACGGACAGAAACGTCAAGGCTTTACCTGAAACGTGGCTATTGGTTAAGGACATCTTACTCAAGCGTTAGACGCTGAAAATATCAATTAACGGAGGTGTGGTGGTATGTAATGGCTAAGTATGAAAAATGGTTAACTCCTGATGGACTTGTCCGAATTGGTGGCTGGGCGCGTGACGGTCTCACTGATGAGCAGATAGCGCATAACATGGGGATTAGCCGCTCGACGCTGAACGCATGGAAAAAAAGGTTTTCGGACATTTCGGACACCATAGGAAAAGGCAAGGATGTTGTAGACCGGCAAGTTGAGAATGCACTATTAAAGCGTGCTATGGGAACCACGACAACCGACAAGATGTATCGCATGGTTCATAAAGACGATGACGTACTTGATATGGAAAGGCGACGTTTTAGCAATGCTTGGAAATTAAAGCACCCAGAGGCCTCTAAGAAAGAGATTGATGACGCTGCCATTGCGGGAGTAAAGGAATATAAGCGCATTCAGCAGACTGAAAATGTTCATGAATTTCCACCTGATGTTAATGCAGCTATATTTTGGCTACGTAATCGTAAACCAAAAGCATACCGTGATCAAAGTTTCCAACAGCTTAATGAAGCACAAACTGATAAAGCGAAAGCTGAGGCACGTATTAGTAGTCATAAGGCTAATGAACTTGAAGGCGTTGGTCATGTAAATCCATTGCTTGAAGCTTTAGCTAAAGGAGCACAACAGTTAGTGCCAAAGGAGGAAGAAGACGATGCAAACACCACTAAGTAGTATTCAATATGGTAAGAAACAGGCAACGTTTATTTTTTCTCCATTCGACCATCTGTTTGATGTGAATGAGGGCTCGATTCGTGCCGGTAAGACAGCAGCTGATGATGCTCGGCTAGCACTGTTTTATTTGTCAACAGTGGACGAGAACCATTTAGTTAGCGCTTATAACCAGGAGCTTGCTTATAATTTGTTTATCGAAGGCGATGGAATGGGACTAGCCTATATATTTGATGGTGCTAGTCATTTGAGGCGCGATCGTGGTGGCGACCATTTAGCTTTAGACCTACCGAGTGGAAAAAAGAAGATTTACTTCAAAGGCGGGGCCAAGTCAAACAGTGCCAACGCTATCCGTGGGATGTCATTAGGCTCAGTCGCGTACTCTGAAATCAACTTGTTAAACAGCGAGTTCCTTGACGAAACCTTTCGGCGGACAGCCGCAGCTAAGTATCGTTATCATCTTGCTGACCTTAACCCACCAGCACCACAAGACCCAATTATCAAATTCTTTGATGAGCGCGATGCGCATTGGTTACATTGGCGGATGTCAGATAACCCAGTGATGACAACCAAGCGTTTGAATGAGATGGAGACACAGCTAAAGAAAAATCCATATCTGTACAAGCGTGATTGGTTAGGATTAAGAGTCATGCCACAGGGAATTATCTATGATCAGTTTGACCAAGACAGTATGACTAACCATACCTTAATTGGGCAGCCAGTAGAAATGTACTTTACTGGTGATGCTGGTCAAGATGATGCTACAACAATGAGTTGCAATATTGTTACCCGCGTCCGTCAACCTGATGGGCGTTTTAAGTTTGTTCTAAACCGTGTTGCCAATTATTATCACAGTGGTATGGAGACCGGACAAACAAAGGCAATGAGCACGTATGCCACAGAGTTAAGAAGATTTATTTTGTGGTGTGTTAACACATACCAACTGCACTACTCGATGGTGTTAGTGGACCCCGCTTCATTAGCGCTACGGCAAGAGCTAATTAAGGCTGGCATCGAGGCTGGTAAGGCGGATAACAACGGGCATGATCACGTTGGTAGCTCTAAAGGAATTGAAGTCGGCATTCAGCGGCAACAATCATTGATTGCGGACGGCCAGTTTGTCTTAGTTGATACACCGGATAGTGGATTGTCCAATCAAAGCTATGACAATTATCATTTTGTTAAAGAACTTGGTATGTATGTGCGTGATGAAACAACCGGTAAGCCGGTCGATGCTAATAACCATGCAATGGACGAATGCCGGTATGCTGCTAATTACTTTACGAAGAAATACAAGGGAGGTTACTAGCCTTGTTTAACAGAATACATGATTGGATAAAGGGGGTGTTAGTCAAAATGGGATTAGCTACTGAGTTGCAAAGTGTAACTGACCATAAGAAGGTAATGGCGGATGATGACCAGTATGGATTGATTGCTAAGTGGTTTAGCATTTATCAGTCAACACCGGAATGGTTGAAAATACACAAAAAGTTACCAGACGATTCTTATTTAGATCGTCAGAAAATGTCATTAAACATGGGACAAGTTGCCGCCAAGAAGATGGCAAGTTTGGTATTCAATCAAAAGGCTGTTATTACTGTTAGCCCAAAGAACGCGAAGAATCCTGATGATCCTTCATCGCCAGATGATTATCAAACGATTGAGAATCAGTTCGTACAGCAAACCTTGAAGGACAATCATTTTTATAACAATTTTGAACGTTACTTAGAATATATGTTCGCAACTGGTGGCATTGTGATTCGTCTATATACCGATCGTGGTAAAGTTAAGATTCGATTTGCTACCGCTGATGCATTCTATCCAATCACGTCAGATGCTAATGGTGTCAGTGAAGCTGTCATTGCCTCCAAGTTCATGAGTGACAGTCATTACTATACGTTATTGGAATGGCATGAAGAAACAGATACGGACTATGTCGTGACTAATGAAGTCTACAAGAGCACGACCAATAGCAATGATGACTTGGGTGTGAAAATTGATGATTGGAGTAACTTGCCGGATGCATTCAAAAACATGTCACCGCAGCCAACTAGGTATTCCAAAAAGCTTTATTCACGGCCGACGTTTATCTATTTAAAGCCAAATTTAGCTAATAACTTGCACATTGACAGTCCATTGGGTATTCCTATCTACGCTAACGCCATAGACACATTGCGCCAGTTAGATGAAGCCTATGACTTGTTATTCCAAGAATTTGTCAAAGGAAAACGGCGTATTGCTGCACCAGCAAATCAATTGAAACGTGAAGTTGACCCACAAACCGGTAAAACACGGTATTATGTTGATTGGAGTGAAGATGTCTACATGGCATACAACACGACAATGAGTGGCGGTGATGGTGAGTCAGCGAAACCGACTGATATTACATTAGGACTGCGAAATGAAGCAATTGTGGCTGGCATCAATGATTTGTTGCATTTCTACTCTTCACAAATTGGTTTCAGCGCAGATATGTTTACGTTTGACAGCAAACAGGGTGTTATCACAGCGACAGCGGTAATCAGTGAGAATAGTGATACGTATCAATCCAAAAACAGTCATGAAACGTTGATTGGAGAAGCAATTGAACATATTTGCCAGATTATTGTGGAGCTGGCTAAAAATGATTCAGGCGTACAATATTCAGGTCAAACAGATATTGATATTTCTGTTAACTTTGATGATTCGATTGCCAAAGACCGAAATGATAATCTGGATTATTACATGAAAGCTAATGGCAATCACCCCGTCATGACACAACTAGAAGCAATCAAGCGCGCCAATGGAATTACTGATGTTGAGGCTCAACAGGTTCTTGACCAAATCAATGCAGAAACAGCAAATGCTGAAGGTGCAATTGAAGATGTTGTCGGTGGTAACGGTAAAGATGGTGAGGGTAATGCTTAAACCATGGGATTTATTGGGTTATTCGGATGAAGATGCTAACAACTATGCTAATGTTGAAGATTTGATTTGGTCTTTCATTATCAACCTGATAGGAAATGAAGCATCTAAACATGATGATACCGATAATGAATGGATAAACGAATTGCTTAATCATGCAGATGATGTTAGGCAATATGCTGCTAAAATAACTGTCTCGCCTACACAGCATGCGTCTAAGCAATTGCACGCAAGGCTTAGTACAATTAGTCAAGATAATGTCAAACAAGCTGAAAAGTGGTTTAAAAAGGTTACTGGAAAGCAAGTGGATTCGATCAAGGATTCGCAACAGTTTAAGCAAGTTGTTGATGACCAGTTAACAGAGACGGATAATTATCTGAACCTTGCTAGACGTAATATGAGCGCTAATGCGTATCAGATGTTTAGGGGAATTGTTGGTGATGCAAAGCGGTCAATTGATAGTGGTACAACTGCTATCAAAGCAATAGCTAAAGCTAGTGAGCAATGGGCAGAACAAGGTGTACCCGCACTCGTTGATAAGGCTGGTCGAAAATGGTCACCAGATGTCTATGTGCGGACAGTGGTTAACTCAAGTATTAATAGTGCTACGAATGATACAGAGTTACTTAGGTATCGCCAGTATGGCTCGTTAGTTAAAGTTAGTTCACATATTGGATGCCGTCCAAGCCACTTACAGTATCAAGACCATGTTTATTCTTTGAACGGTAATACAGACAAGTATCCAGATTTTGAATCAACAACGGGATACGGTACGATTACTGGCATTGGGGGCATTAATTGCCGACATTATACGATTCCATATATCGAAGGCTACGGTTCAATGCCAGTGCCACAGCAGTCAGATGATGACAATGCTGCTAGGTATCAATTAGAACAAACTCAGCGACGACTTGAACGTGAGGTGCGAAAAGCTAAGCGTAAACTGATAGCAGCTAAAAAGCTTGGCGATCAAAGTGATATTACGGCTGCACAAGAATTAGTGAGCCGTCGTCAGTCAGTTACTCGTCAGTTTTTTAACAGGCATGGACTAGTACGTCAATACAATCGAGAAAAACAGTAGTGCCCTTAGCATGGCGTTAAAAGGCTTATTTTTTATACCTTAATTTAGAGAGGAGTAATAAAAATGGCAGAGGATAATGCAACGTCAACAGGGTTTACGCCTCCGACAACGCCGGCAACTGACTCAGCTCAGACTACTGCACCAATTGATACTGAGCAGGTAGCCACAGAAGCGCGTACCGAATTATTAAAGTCACTTGGGTTCGATAACGAGGATGACTTGAAAGGTGTCGTCGAACAACATAATAAAGATGTGGCGGCTAATCAGAGTGCATTGGAGGCTAAATCTGGTGAGTTAGACAAGGCTACCAGTAAACTTGAAAAAGAAACTAGTCGTGCTGACACTGCAGAAGCTCAAGTAGCTGCTCTTAAACAAGGAGTTGATGCTGATCATTTAAGTGATGCGCTGGCGCTCGCCAAGGCTGACTTAGCAAGTAAAGCTAATGGTGTGAAAACAATCGATGAAGCTTTAGCTGGCGTCTTAGAGCGTAACCCAGCATTTAAGGGTGTAGAAGCAGGGCAAGGAACGGCAGTTGCTGGTCAAAACCTTAGTGGTGGTCAAGGTAACGTTGCGGTGCCGGATTTGTCAAAGATTAGCTATGGTGAAGCTGCAAAACTGAAACTAGAGCACCCTGATGTTTACAAGCAAGCTGTTAAAAAACTAACAAATAATTAGGAGGAAATAACACATGGCAGATGAAACAACTGTATTAGATAACCTGATTGATCCACAAGTTATGACTGCGATGATTAGCGCTAAATTACCTAAAGCAATTCGTTTTAGCGCTATTGCACCTGTTGACAATACACTTGAAGGTCGACCAGGTACTGATGTAACCGTACCTCGATACAAGTATATCGGAGATGCAACGGATGTCGATGAAGGTGGCGCTATTGATTATGCTAGCCTTTCAACAGATACCGACATGTTCACGATTAAGAAAGCAGGTAAAGGTGTCAAGATTACTGACGAAGCCGCTCTGTCTGGATATGGAGATCCAGTGGGTGAAGGTCAGCGACAAATTACGATGGCAATCGCATCTAAGATTGACAATGATATCTTGGCTACTGCAATGAAATCACGGCTTACGTTAAGCACTGGCGTTGATGTTACGTCATTGGATATGGTCGATGCAATTGAAGCTGCATTTAATGATGATACGAGTGAGTACGCGGTAGAAGATGATTCACCGACCACCGGCGTATTGTTTATGAACCCTAAAGATGTCAATAAACTACGTAAGGCTGCTGCTGAGAACTGGACGCGAGCAACTGATTTAGGTGACAACATCTTGATTAATGGCACATTTGGTGAGTTACTCGGATGGCAAATTGTACGGTCGCGTAAGATCAAAGAAGGCTCCGCTGTGGCAGTTAAGCCGGGTGCAATGCGTACCTACATGAAGCGGAATGTTCTCTCTGAAAAGGGTCGCGATATGGATCATAAGATCACTAAGTTTAATGCCGATGAACATTATGGTGTTGCAATCTATGATGACACTAAGTTGTTAGTCGTTAATCCATTTGATGTCGAAGGCGGTACTGTTATTAACCAAAACGTAACCAGCACTAAGGATGCTACGGTAAAAAAATCCAATAAGGGTAAAGCTGTGGCATCTGGTACGCCGGCATCTGGTACGCCGTCAAAATAATGCCACCGTCTAATGTTAAAGCAATGCCTACGAATGACGGTGCGAAAATCACAGCAAAGTAGGCAATTAAAAATAGGAGGAATGTAGAATGGCTAAAGTGTTGAATGTTTATAAAAAGGGCAATGAAACGGCAATTGCAACTGGTGATGCAACTAGTGTGGCAATTACTGGCCTAGCAGCTGGAACAGTTGTCGCTACTGGTGACTATCAGGTTGCCTATGTGGACGGTAGTCAAACGAGTGACAAGGTAGATGTTCCCGGATTTACGGTTCTTGCTGCTAAGCCTGCTGCTCCACAAGATGTTAAAGCTACAGCAACCACTGATGGTGCCAATGTAACTGCTAGTTAGAGGTGATTAGATGCCGATAGTAGATCAAGATTTTTACGATAATGTTTATTTTGGTGAGACAGTACCAGCTGATATTAAGTTTGAACGTTTGGAAATGCGGGCCGAAGAGATGGTAAATCAATACGCAAATTATTATTTCGATTCGCATAGTCTTGATGATTTGCCACTTGATGCTGACCGAATCAACGTGAAAAAGGCTGTCTGCGCTCAGGTTGAATGGTTTATTGATTCTGGTGGGGTTGAAGAACTAGCTAACGCTAAACAATCTGCTAAAGGGATCAGTCATGTAACGATAGGCAAGTTTAGTTATGAGAAGTCATCACCCGCGACACTGCCACGTAGTACGGCACAACGCTCCAATGCGGCAATCAACTACTTACGACCAACTGGCCTATTGTATCGTGGGGTGCACTAAATGGATGATATTATTGATCCAATTCCCATTGAGTTGTTAAATGATGCTATCAAAGTGACCCCCTGCGACGCTAATAAAGCTAAACAGGATTCATGGACTACCAGCTCAGATAGCGATGGATCTGATGACTACACGATTAGACATGTACGAGTTGAACCTGCAACCTCGGTGTCAGTACAATCTGTTATTGGCAATGCTAGTGTACAGGTCGTTACTGGGGCTTATACACTAATTGTGGATTCAACTAACTCGACGCCACTAGATAGGTTGCCCAAGCTTAACGACAAAGTTGAAGTACAAAGTACTCACCAATCGCTAATCGTGAAGAGTCTTGATCCTATTTATGATTTCGGTACGCATGTTCATCATTGGGAAGGGGTGCTGCAATGACTAACAAAGTAGACTTGTCACCATTAGTTACACGTTTGAATAATCTTAATGTGCTGACAAACCGACTAGCAGATGTGATTGTGCGTGATTCTGACCAATATGTGCCATTTCTAAATGGTTATTTAGCTGGCCATGTATCGAGAATTCAAACCGGTACTGGCGTTACTATTGTTTGGACAGAGCCGTATGCGGCCTATATGTATGGTGGTAAAGTCATGGTGAAAGCACCGGATACAATGGGTCAGCGGAGAGGCTATCACAAAGTAGTGACGAGTCGGCCTTTGAATTATAACCACACTAAGCATGCGTTAGCGCAAAAGGGTTGGGTTGATAAAGCCTATTTGGTTAATGGTCACAATTGGGCAGCACTTGTTGCACACGGATTGGGGGCGACGTAGTGAGTCAAGCTGACCTTGACTTGGATGTTCGGGTTGCTGATTACATCAGTGCTAACGTTAAGCTGTTTGATACTTTAACGCTGGGTAACGATTATGCTCCTGGAATGTCACTGAGTTATACATTGCAACCCGCTGGACCGGCAACGCGATATTATGACGGTCGCCGCCGCCGTAGTTTTGCATTTGCAATCACTGCTAAACATCCACACGGAATTGTTTGTATTAACACTCTCAGTGCCATTATGGACATCATGGAGAATGCAACGCCGATATCAATCAAAAGTGAGAATGGAAGTTTCAAATTCATAAGCGCTAAGATGACAACCTCACCGGAGTTTCTAGCCACTGTTCAGGATGACGATGGTCAAGATGCTCAAAAGTATGGTGTCTATCAAGGCGCTTTTAGTGTACAAGTAATTATTTAATTTAGGAGGAATGCAAAATGGCTGATGCAACAACACCAACAGCTGACCCGAACGACAGAAACGTCCAGGGGTCAATTCAAGAAAACTATTTAGATGAATATTGGGTAGGAAAAACTGCGGCAGATAAGACGATCAACTGGTTATATTTAGGTGATGGGATTACGACTGTAACGCCTAAATATACTGATAAGAAGAAGTCTGCTGCCTACTACAATGGTGGTGGCCAAGAACGACAAACAGTTACTGGGGTAACGTCATCGTATGATATTTCTGGTGATCGTTCAATTGGGAACCCGGCCCAAGATGATATTGCCGACATGAAGCAAAAGACTGGTGGCTTACGTGAACGGATGTTCCGTAAAGTCCAATGGGTACAAGAAGAAGATGGTTCATTAACCCCTAATGCGATTGAATCAGGTATGGGAACATTCTCTGACATTGATGATGGTGGTGGCGCTGCGGACGATAACGGCAGCTTCAAGGTAACGATGACGTACAATGCTACTCCCACAGTAATCAAGGCAAGCAATCCTACTGATATGCAAACTGCATTGAAGGATACACCTTGTCAAAATGCGATTATTTTGGGTGTTAAGGCTAATATGCCAACTGACAGCGGTAATCCGTCAAAATAACAGCGCCATCAAATGTTCAATCATTGCCTACTAGCGATGGCGCTATTGTAAAGAGTATGTAGGCAAGTGACGGAGCGATCCGTCATACATAGCATTAAAAATATTAGGAGGTACCAGCATGAGTGATGTAATTAAATTAGAGGTTCCTAGTGACAGTATGACTTTTGAAATTGGTGATAAGAGTTACACGGTGAGCTTTGCGGATAAATCATTTGCTGTTTTTACAGATCAATATAATGACATTAAAATGGCTGAGGTGAAATTGCAGCAGGAGCTACATCATCGATCAGTTGAGTTAACTGATAAAGAAGCTCAATTGGAAAAAGATATGATTAATGAACCAATGACGGCGTTAGATCATAAAAAACAAGTCCTACAACGACGCTATTTGCGAATGTACGATGATATTCAGAACAAATATAAGCTTGAAGCTAAGGAACGCTTTTATCAATTACTTGATGGGATGTTTGGTAAGGATGCTGGCAAGGAACTATACCATACTTGCAATAATTCCATGGTGGTATTTGCTAAGGTTGTCGCTCAAATCATGATTAACGTAGAACAACATACGGATATTTCTGATTATCGCGACAAGTACTTACAGTCCATTACAGAATTACGGAAGAACGAACAATGAGCTTTACCGATATAAACACTAACAGTATCGTATTTCGGAAACATCGGTATCGTTTAGACCTTTCATTTCGTATGGTATTGCTATATTTTAAAGCGATTCGGGATGAAGGCCTCACTATATCAGAGCGTGTAGAAGTCAGCTTAAAAGCGCTGGTATTGGACGATACGAGCAAGCTACGTTTTGAGGACAAGGGTCAGTTACTGTCTGAAATATTTAATACAAAAATTAATAATGACCGCGATCGAATTCGAGCCAAGGTGCTCAAGTCTGGTAAGCGGTCTTTTGATTTTGATGAAGACGAATCGTTAATCAAGGCTGGGTTCCAACAACAATATGGTATCGATTTAGACCGAGATAGTCTCAGTTGGGAACGGTTTACCACTATGTTGGATGGTCTTAATGAAAATACCCAATTTAAAAAAGTTGTCAGGTTTCGACTGACCAAGGTTAGTGATGATATGGATGCTGATACGCAAACTTATTTAAAGCAAATGAAGCTGATTTATGGATTAAAGCAAGCTCACACCGATGGTGATGGCAAGCTGACACCAGATGAATTATCTATCGAGCTGGCTAATTTAGATATGCCGCATAAAGCGTTACGGATGAAAGAGCTACGGGAGCAAGGAAAAATATAGAAAGGATGTGTGTAAATGGCTGATATTGCTGGTAGTGTCAAGATTAACGTAGACTTAATCGCTAAAGAGGCGCTTGCACAAGCCGAAGTTCTTAAGCGAACATTTAAAGACGTGGATGTTAGCCCGAAAGCAGCTGCCAACTTAAAAGTGTTGAACCAAGGGTTAGAGACAACTGCATCCAGCTATAGTAAGCTATCAGCTGCTCAAGAACAAGCAGGGCTGCACATGTCTTCTCAAGTTTCTAAGTTGAACTCTTATAAAGCACAGTTGCAAGCTAACCGACAAGAGATGACAGCAACAGCTGGTGAGATTGGCCGTCTGTCACGAGCAGAAGGTGATAATTCTGCTCAAGTAGTAGCGGCTAAAAGCAAATATGCTGCCCTTGAACGTGAACAGCAAGCTCTGGTTTTGTCAGCAGGCAAGTTGCAAAAAGGTGTTGGTGCATTAACACCTGAAATGGCTGCCGCAGCTGACAAAGCCATGATAATGGGTACTAAGATACAAAATGCTGGTGAAAAGATTAGCTCTCTTGGAAGTAAGGCCACTATTGGTTTTACAGTACCTATTGTTACAGCACTAGGCGTAGCAACTAAAGCCGCTTCCGATTATCAGTATCAATTAGCTGATATCCGTAAGGAAGTTGTTGCGCAAGGATACTCTGCGAACCAAACAAGTTCAATTATGAAGAATCTATCTTCAGACACATTAAAATGGTCCAAAGAATTTGGTGTTGGTACCAAAGAAATCAATGATGGTATGTTTGAATTGGTTTCTAATGGTTACAATGTCAAACAAGCCATGGGAATGATGCCAGAGTTGTTAAAGACTATGACAGCTAATTCCGATCAGTCTGGGGAGTCTATTAAACTAACTGCTTCTATGCTTGAGCAGTTTGGTCAGAACTTGGGTTCAAACAGTACTGTAATCAAGAATGGTAATAGCTTGATGAATCAAATGACTGAAGCCACCCATAAGTCAGCCATGTCATTAGACGATTTGAAAGAAATTAGTGGTAATGCTGGTGCTGCAATGCACGCCATGGGCGTTAAAACATATGAATTTATGGCAATTGCAGGGCGCTTAAAGTCTGCTGGTATTGACGCTAGTTCTGTTGGTACGGGGCTGTCATCATTGATGACACGAGTTGGAACAGGGACAGGTCAAGCAGCTAAGGATTTAAAGAAATACAATATTCAAGTATTCGATAGCAAAGGCAAAATGAAAGACGTCTTTGATATTCTTGGACAAATGCAGGGTGCCTACCAGAAGATGAATGATAAGCAGCGCCAGTCATTTATGTATAACGTTGTTGGTCAAGAAAATATGAAGGTTGGTATGACCTTGATGGACGCTAATCTTGACCGGTACAAATCGTTATCTAATGAGATCGAACACAGCAATGGAACCGTTGATAAATACAACAAAACCATGCGTAACACGAGTCAGTTCACCATGGCCCAATTTAAATCTAGTTTAAACGCTTTAGAGATTGAATTTGGGCAGAAATTCCTACCAACCCTCACGCCCATTATTCGTGAGTTAAAGAATATGCTAGACCGTTTTAGCGACTTAGATCCGGCAACGCAGAAGCTAATTCTTAATACAGGCTTAGCTGTTGCAGCTGGTGGTCCATTGATTAGCATGTTTGGCAAATTGACCTCTGGTGTAGGGCTACTAACTAGTGGATCTATGAAACTATTGGTTGGTGCTGCTAAACTATCACCGTTATTTGGCACCTTAGTTAAAGATGGCGGTGCGGCCAGTACTGTCATTGCTGGCCTTAGTGGTGGCGCAGAAACAGGTTCAGCATCCTTGTTAGGTTTAGGCGGGTAAGCATTAGGTACAGTTTCAGGATTGGGCGCATTGGCTGCGGCTGCCGCCCCGGTCGTGTTAGGTGTAGCAGCTGTGGGGACAGCAACTTATTTTGCGATTAAAGCCGGCAAGGAGCATAGTGACCAGTTGAAGCGCCAACGTGCTTCGATGGACGAATATGGTGCCAATATTAGTAAAAACTCGCAAAAAGCAATTGGCTCGTTTAATGAACTACATCAAAAAGCCAAGAATGATATGGCACTATTGGACACTGCGGTAGGTAAACAGTCTAAACAATTATCTAGCGATGTGGTTACTAAATACAGTAAGATGGCCGATTTGGTTGAACAACAGTTTTCCAAGACTAAAAAGGCTGGGATGGACGCACTATCCGACTTATCTAGAAGCTTTGGAAGCGCTGGTAATAGCTGGGTAACGCAAGTCGAAAAGGGTGTTGATAAGCGGGCTGATGGGCAAACTAGTAAGCTTGAAAAAGCTAAAAAAACGATGGAGAGCATTTTAAAGTCAGTTGACGGTGACTTCTCTAAGTTGTCTGCTACTCAGAAGGCCAAGCTAAATGAGGCTGAAGCTTACATTGACTCGCAAGTCTCTGCCTTTGGTATGGCTTATAAAGACCAGCAAGCGTTATATAAAGCTTATGTGCAACAACATGGCACTATCACGGATGGCATGTATAAGGCGGACGTAAAGTCAGCAGATTCGGCATATTCCAAGACTTATGGCAAGGCAAGTGATAGTTATAAGAAGAGTCTGTCTGAGCTGAAATCACTAAGAAAAAATGACCAAATTAGCAAAGACCAATACGACCAAGCACTTGCCATGCTTGACGCTAAGCGTAACAAGCAACAAACTCAAGCTTCGTTGGAATACATCAAAACTGAAAAGGCGGCTGGCGATGCGTATAACAACAATGGTCGTGAAAGCTTGCGTACTAAGCAAACGCTTGATGATGAATACACGAAAACGATTACCGATGAGAATGGCAAAAAGGAAAAACTTTATTGGGACGATGTCAGCAACAGCGAAGAATCTGCAGCTAAGTGGATTGCGGATCATAAGAAAGACAATCAGAAGTACATTGATGATCAAGTCAACGCGCATGGGACCATTGAAAAGAATATAGCTAAGTTCCAGAAGTCTCAGGAAAAAGCCTATGAAGCAATGGGAATGGATGCTGACCAAGCTGTTGCTCAAGCCAAAGTTGACGCTGATGATTTATTAGCAACCACTACTAAGTCGGGTGCTGAGAATGCCAAAGCGGCCGCTAAAATTCATAGCGACTATATTAAGGCACTGAACAACGGAAGTTTGGGAAGTGCTACGGCAGTTGCTAAGCAATGGGGCCTGGATCTTTCAGACACGACTAGCAAGATTGATCTTGGAAAGTATGGTAAGAAGACAGCTGCTTCGTTTTGGAACGATATAAAATCTGGATCTAAAACAGGTTATGAAGAAGCAAAAGTCTATTTTAATACTATTTTAGCCGACTTGAAGTCACGAAATATTACATCTGCCAGTGATTTAAGCAAATCCACTATGGATGAACTAAAATCTGGCTTGTCTAGTGGCGTATTAACGCTAAAAGAGTTAAAGCCAGTTTTGGGTGATTCCATTGTTAGCTTGTTTCCACATGACCTTTCTAAAGTAAGCAGCCAGGAAATGAAGACTCTAAAGCAAGGTCTCAAAGATGGCGTAATTACATTATCTTACCTAAATGGACAATTCAACGGAAAAATCATGGGGCTGTTTCCTAAAGACTTATCACAACTGGGTAAAGATGACATTTCAACATTGAAGAAAGGTTTGAAAGATGGTTCAATTACAGACTCCGATTTAAAGGGTAAGTATGGCAAACAATATGCTGCTATTTTTAAGCAAGATTTATCTAAGCTAGGTAAGAGCGATATTCAATCACTCAAATTAGGCTTGGATATTGGAATTATTACCAAGAGTGATTTAAAGACACGCTATGGTAAAGCAATTTCTAATATTTTTGATCACGATTTGAAAAAGATTGGGCAAAAAGATATTGACACTTTAGCAACTGGTATTGATTTAGGAATCCCTGGTGCTAAATCTGCATTGAATAAGCTAAAGTCAGCTGTAAAGAGTGGAGCTAAAATCAATATCACCGGCGAAGGGTCATGGACCATGGATACCCTTAACAAGGCTTATGCTGATAAGAAAATTTCAACTGAAAACTACTTGAAAGTATTAGCAGCGATGGTTAAAGGGAAAACTAATATTGATATTGGTGAAAGCGGCCGTAAGACCATGGATAGTTATAACGATGGTATCAACGGTGAGAAAAAGGTGCCCATTAATTCAGTTACGGGGACTGCTCAAACCATCAAAGATGTTATGACTTTGGGGCAAAAAGCTGTTGGTGCTGGCCACGACACAATGGAATCATTCAATCAGGGCCTAGTCGATAAAGCTGCCGACCCCCTGAAGTCCGCTGGCGGAGTTGGAAAGGGTGTTGCTCATAACCTTGATCAAGGTGGAGCTAGTGTTAATGCATTGTCTAAAGCTGTTGGTGGCAAGAGTTCCTACACAGCAACTGAAAACAAGTTAAGCATAACGACAGGGATACCACATAAAACCGGTACCAATGGCAAAATAACCAGCCCTGAAACCGCGATAGTTGGTGATGGTTATAAGCCAGAATTGATTGATTACGGCAATGGATCATTAGGACTATCGCCGGCTGTTCCAACTGTGACTCACTTGCCTGTCGGCGCTCAAGTCTTTTCAGGCGAGGATACTGAAAAAGCGGCACCAATTCTTAAAATGATGGGGTTGCCGATGTTTGCGACTGGTTCCGGTGGCAACATCGTTGATTGGATCAAGAACCTATTTGGTGATGCTATGAAGTTCATGGAGCACCCTATTAAGAACTGGGAAAAACTAATAGATTCAAGTTTTGATATGAACCTGTTTCCAGGTGGATCACAAAGTCATTTCGGACCAGATACAAAATCATGGGAAAAGAAACAAACCAATTGGCTAAAGAAACTAGCCATTGAGGGTGCTGGTAATCCGGGTGGTGCTGGTGTAACACGGTGGATTCCGTATATCAAGCGAGCCGCCGCTGCTATGCATGTATCGATGCCTGAAGATGGTATTAAGAAAATTCTTAATACCATCAATCACGAGTCCGGCGGTAATCCAACAGTATTTCAACATGGCTATGTGGATGTCAATACTGGTGTTGACCCTGCTCAAGGGTTGCTTCAATTTATTGGACAAACATTCCGGTATTACGCGGTTAAAGGCCATGGAAACCGTGCTAATGGTTATGACCAATTATTGGCGTTATTTAATGATTCCAACTGGTACAACGATTTGATGTGGAATCGCGGTTGGGCGCCCAGTGGTCATCGTCGTTTTGACAAGGGCGGTGAGTCCTATGAGAAACAGTTGGCCTGGGTATCTGAGCATAACCAACGTGAAATTCATATTCCGGATGATCAGTCGAATTACAGCAAGTATTTAACGGACCAAGCTGTCAAGATGTCATTTGGTCAGCAGGCTTTTGTCGCTACAAGTGCGGAACAAGCTGCTGGATTAAAGAGTACCATTCCCGTAGATGCTCCTAATAACGGTGGGCCTGTCGCGGTCAGTGGTGCAGCGGCGAACGGAACTGGTGAGGTACTAGGCATGGTCAAGTCATTAGTGGACGCAATTACTAGCAAGACAGTTAACATCACTGCCAAACTAGATAATGGCGTCCTCTTTAATGCCCAGTATCCGTTAATTAAGCTGGCTCTAGGTCAAGATGTTGTCATTGATCGAGCGAGAGGAGGCAAATAGATGGAGTTAGATATTCAAGTGATTCAACAGGATGGCAGCAATTACTGGCTATCTGATTTGGGTATTCAAGTAGAAAAGTTTTCACCACCTGCACCGACGTTCACTCGAACTTACACGCCAGTTGGTAAGTACAATGTGGCTTCATCTGAAACACACACGAGCGAACGCAAGATACCGCTAGTTTTTGACGTTAAAACAATTGACTCAGTTGACCAAGAACTAATGCGGTTGAAGCTGTTTGATTTATTTCGCGGCTACGAGGATTTTTATGTTGTTAGTAGCGTCATTCCATCGATTCGTTGGCCAGTCCATGCGGATGATGGTTTTAATGTAGACCCTTATGAAGCGTCACCTATTATGACGGAGGATATCACAGTTAACCTAGTTGTTACTGGTGGATTTGGCGAGACAATTAACACCACTGCCAACATGAAGAATAACATTCCATTAGGATTTGATATTCCATTTGCATGTTTGCCACCGTATCGTTTCACCAATCAAAGTGACGTCAAGGTGTTTGTTGGTGGCTCAATTCCGCTGCTGGCTGATGGCAAGACGGCCACATTAACCTTCCATGGAGATGTGGCTAGTCAATTATCAATTACTAACAAAACTACGGGACAGGTGTTTCAGCTGAATCAAGCGTTGAAGAAATCCCAAACTCTAATTTTATATGGCATGGTTCCAGTTGTGGATGGCGTGAATGTCTACAGCAAGGGTAATCATGCCTATTTGGATTACGTCAAGGGGATTAATGAATTACTGGTGGCGGGTGCAACGAATTATGATTTGGAGTTTGATACACGCTATTACGTTTAGGAGGTGTGACAGTGTTTTATTTATGTGATGTAACAGGTAACGAACTACCGGTTATCCCAATTTCAGCACAATTGACTAAAACTGTGAATCAGGTGTCACAAATGGAATTGACGTTCATTAACACGGGTACGAACGCGTCTGCTGTGGGCATGTTGCAACCACGCACTCTCTTGCTGGATTCCGATAGTGGCGAAGCTTATCGTATTCAGACCATGAATGGATCTAACATCGGTGGTAGTCGTAATGTCAAAGCAACGTTTCTAGGTTCTGTGCACGATTTAAACGACCATTACGTTGAGAAAAGTATAAAGGGATCCCAGTCGCTCGATAGCTGCATGCAGCTAATTACTGAAGGTACTGGTTTTACGTATACGATTCATGATGATTTCAATCATTATGATTTCTCTGAAGATTTTGGTACTGGCTTAGCGTTTGATTTATTCCTAAACACTTTGATGTCAGACTTCAATTTCGAATGGACTAGTACGGGCAAGCACATTGATATTTATAAACAAGTTGGTAAGCATGATGCTTTCGTTTGGTTAGATGGATTGAATCTTAGCTCGTTGACCGATGAGAGTGATTACACGACGATTGCTACGCATATTAAAGGGACAGGTAAGCTAGATGATAAGGAAAAGCCATTGGCTACTGCTGAGTATACGAGTCCTAACGCAACAACGTGGGGTGTAATTGATGCAGAGCCAATTTCTGATGAGCGGTTCACGAATAGTGATTCCCTATTGGCATATTTGAAATCAAAATTACAAGATGTGCCGTTGATTCAGCGAACTGCGACATTGAATGATTTCAAGACTAACTCGGTACCTGGAATGATTAATAACAGTGAGGTTGGAAATTACGGCTATATTCGGGATCGTAATGGTGTGGATGTTGAAACTCGCATCAGTGAAACCGTGATTGATTTGGTTAATCCAGCGACGACAAGCGTGACATTTGGCAATATGACCAAAAGCTTTACACAAATCACCGCGGGATTGCAGACTGCTCATAGTGATTCTGGTAAGCAGATCGCACAACTAAAGGCCGGACTTAATGCTGTAGATGGCAATGATTTGATTACTGATGCGAATACACTTGACAGACTTAATGCGTTGGGTGGTGCCGTGAATGGATAAAATGGCGGTGCAACAGGCTATTGGCATTCTTTCAATGCAGTTTCCAATTAGCTGGGAGAAGATTGCCAATAAACCAGAGTTAGTTACTAGTGATGACTTGGATCAACGACTAAGTTTAATTGGGCAGTTGACCTCACCAGATGGTACTGCATGGGTGCCTAGCATTGATAATGATGGGAAAGTCATCTGGCAAAAAAAGGAGGCGGCTGAATGAGCATTAAATTATTCACTAATGAATTATCTGCCGTGTATGATGCTCCACTACGGCAAATGCTGTTATCTAACTTCGAGATTATTCAAAATATTGTCAATGAGATACTTGATAATCAAACTAAGATAGAGCGCTGGCAAAGTGATATTAAAGAGACACAAACTACAGTTGAATCAAAAATTCGAATTCAGGATGAAAATATGCATGAGCTTATTAATATTCTGACTAAGTATGATGTACCGATTCAAATTGTTGATGGCAAAGTAGTAGAGACTGAGGAAGGTGAGTAAATGATTAGTACGATTACATTAGATACGTACAAACAACAAATTAGTTCAGATGATGCGTTCAATCTTAGTGATAGTTTTAACGGCCGGGTGGGTGATGAACAAGTCCCGTTGGTTGTCCAATTCAAAGAGCGCGGTTTGGCACAGCAGTTTCAAGATGGACTAGTGCCATTTATGACCGGCTTCGTGGGCAGCCTTGATGAAAACGACCAAGTTACAGCTGAAACCGGTGAAGCAGTTAGCTATGTTGGGACTAGCGATGATATTGTTGGATTGGGTCGAGTTAAGATGAATCTTCCTGGAACCATGTTCCCACAGGAAGGTTATTTTTATGGCTTCTTAGGGTTACAAAATGCTGATGGTAAGCGAGTGACAACATTCAATGTCTGGTTCCATGTCTACAATGGTAATCCAGACATGTTTGTCAATAAGTCGCCATTCAGAACAGAATTACAGAAGCTCCTTGATGCCGTACAGTTGTTGATTGACGATGCTGATGGTGACTTGAATAAATGGAAGCAGAAGCTAACTGATCTGTTTACGGCTTTGAGCGCGCAGGGTGCCGATACAGCAACTTTACTAACCACGTTACAAGCACAAATAAAGCAGAGTAACCTGTTCACTCAAGGCCAGATGGACGAGTTGCTGGGATCACTAACTTCTTTTAAACCTATGGGGTCCAACCTCATAGATAAGCTGAATAACGAGTTTAGTGATCGTGGTGTCAACGTTAAATGGTTTGGCGCAAAAGGCGATGGAGTTGCAGACGATAGTGATGCGATCCAAGCAGCGGTTGACACCGGTAGCAGTGTGTTTGTACCGGCAGGGACTTACCTTATCACTAAGACCATCTCACTAAATTTACAGAATTTTATCGGCGCTGGGGCCAACCAAACAATCTTTAACGTGCAAAATACCGACCTTTTTGAACTGGCAATCGGCGGTAGGACCATCGCTGAGATTGCGTATTTTAGAGTGGAATCAAAGGATAACCACGCCGATTCAAATACAGTTTTTAAATCACAGGAGAATGATACTAAGCGTGCTGTTGCTTACCATTTCCATGATATCGAAATAAACGGAGGACGGTTCAAATATGCATTCAATTTGACTGATTCGTTCAGGACAACGATTAATAAGATTGGCATGACGAATGTTTTCAATCCGTTTTTGTTACGTGGTCAAGTAGTGCAAACAACAATCGATGATGTTACTTGTAATATCGATACAGTGGAGTTAGGTGCACTCAACGATTATAATACTGGAATTGAAGTTGTCGGTGATAGTCACTCTGGTAGTTATCAGCGTCCAGAATCTGTCCGTCTTAGCAATGTTAATTTTATCGGCTATGATTTGGGCTATAACATCAAAGATGTCCTTTACTTTGTGTCCGATAAGTTTGAGTGTGACTACTGTGCCAACGGTATCAGGACGTTCTCGACCGACGGTGGCGTGACCTTTACAAATGGCTGGATTGCTGTGCAGAACCGACGTGATACACCGTCAGTTGGGATTGATGTACTACCATCGATACAAAATGCACTCAAACCAGTTGCTTTCGATAATATCAGTATTTCAGGCATTGCCGGTTTGAACGCTGCATCAGTTGCTGTCAGAGTTGGCTATGACGAAAGTCAGGCCAGTTGGTTTAAGCAGGGAGTAACGGCACAGAACTTATTGATCAGTGCAGCTAATAGTGCATTCAAGTATGCTGTGCAAGCCAATCGTGCTAAAACACTGACTTTGGATGGGATAAGAGTAGCAACTGGTACAGCACAAATGGATTTCTACTTGGTCAATTGCGAGTCATATTCGCTTAAAAATTTGAACGGTCAGACGGCTTCCGTTGCCACCAATAATGCGGATAATTCAATCATAGAAAACTGTAACATTCCAAATCTTAAAATTGTCGGTGCTTATCCACAATACTATAACAATGATGGTGTATTAAAAACTACTAATCGGTCAATTAACATTACAAGCACTGATAATGCCGCCAACTATACTCACAATTTATCGGTAAATTCTGGCAACCTTTGGGTTAATAGTTCCAATCTGATGTATAAATTCGGTGAACCAACTAGCAATACTGATGGCTCACGAGTAATCAGAGTTGCTGACGTTACTTCGCTTCCTAACCCTGATGCTAGTGTTCGTGGCGACATTTATACTCTTAAAGGCACTACGGATAAAGTCTATATGTGTGTGTATCAGACAAATGAATTTGTTTGGAAACAACTAATTTAGGAGGCTAATTATGGACGAAACATATGAACCTAGAATTGTTCCAAATGATCTGCAAATATTGACCGGCAAGCTTTCCTACCAACAGATGCTTGATGAACAATCACTTACGGTTCTACAGGAGCAGAATGCAAAATCAGTATATCAATTAATGTTTATTAAAGGAGAGCAAAGCGATATGAATTTTCCAGATTTTGAGACTGTTAAAGGCTTTTATGAATTGAACTTATGGACCAAAGCAATGGTAGCTAAAGCAGTTGAGTTAGAACATATTACGTCCGATGACTACAAGACGATTACCGGCGAGGAATACGTGGCACCAGCCGCTAAATAATGGGGAGGTGATAAGAGTGAAACTCAAAAATAAATTAATTTTATCCGGAGCGGCCATTATGGCGGCTCTTTTTTTAGGCATGAATGCCAACGCTGCCCGCATGGATATGGTCGATGTGTCGAATAACAACGGCTATATGAGCACCGCAGAGTACGTTTCCATGCGTAATGAGTTTGGTGTTAAGGCTGTTACGGTCAAGATTAGTGAAGGCGGTACGTACAAGGATCCGTATGCTGCCAGCAACATTGCAAACGTCCAAGCAGCTGGAATGTATATAAATGGTTACCATTTTGCGCGCTATGCCACTAAGGCACAAGCGATCGCTGAAGCTGATTTTGCCGGTAAAACGGCTAAAGCGGCCGGACTACCAGTTGGTGCGGTACTAGCGACTGACGTCGAAGCTGAGGAACAAAATAACCAATCAAAAGCAACCAACGACCGCAACAATGCAGCCTTCATGAAAGAGATCGAAAAGTTTGGTTATCGGGCCGACATTTACACGTCTGGATCATGGGCTAACAACAAGATGACCATCAAGGGCAAAACTGGCTGGATTGCTGGCTATCCGTTTGTGCCAGCTGGCAAGAAATGGTATACGAATAACAATGCCTGGCAATGGTCTGGATCAGCCCATTTCCGAATTAGTTACGGTGGCTTTGATGTCAGTCAACTTTATACTGATTACTACACTGCTGGTCAGAAATCAACGGTCAAGCCGACTAATAAAGGTGCAGTTAAGGCCAACAACCAAAAAGCTAACAAGAATGCTTCAAAGCCGTACACCGCGGCCAAGTGGGTCAAGGAAACAAAGACTTACACACTCAAAACGGCGGTTAAGCTCCGTATTGGTGCTTCGACGTCATCAAGCGTTATCACGATTTTATCAGCAGGATCAACAGTCAAGACCAACCAAGCTATCATTCAAGGTGGCTATCGCTGGGTACGTCAGCCACGATTTAATGGTTATGGTTATTTAGCAACTGGCCCGGCAAACAATACGCTGGAATATGTAAAGAGTGGTGCAACTCACACGTATTACACAGTCAAGTCTGGCGACAGCTGGTGGGCAATCGCACAACGCAACGGCCTAAATATGACTACATTAGCTAGTCAGAACGGTAAGACGATTTACACTACTATCTATCCTGGCCAGCGATTGGTGGTGCGGTAATGTCACAATATGATGATACAACTAAGCTACTAATGGATATTCAAAAGGATGTGGCCGCCACCAAAACGAAAGTTGAGAACATCGAAGAAAAGCTGAATCAAGTTGACGATATTGACGACAAAGCAGACAAAGCGCTGGCCAAGTCCATCGAGGTTGAGCACGAAATAGGACGGGTTACTCAGATACAGAATTGGGTTATCGGTGTCCTAATTTCCGGCGTGCTCGTCACGTTAGTTGTTTATATCGCAGAAAAGTTCCTTTAGGAGGGAAAATAATGATTAAAAAAATTAGCTTCAAGAATGTCGACGGTAGTTTGAATGGTAAATTGATCGCTGGGATTATTTCGTTATTAATTGTTTTAATTCAACAAATTTTTGCCATGTTTGGCATTAAGTTTACTGGTGACTGGTCAGCAATTATCGCAGTAGTGAATACCGTATTAACGATCCTTGGTATGCTGGGCGTTATTACTGACGTTCAAACAGTGACAGTACCAACAGTTAAAAGCGACGAGGAAAGTCAAGTCGAAGCAGCAGCTAATAAAGTCGCTGACGAAGCGCAAACACCAACGTCCACAGTTGCTGTAGTGAATAGTTCTGCATCATATGACGCTGAAATGGCGTCAGAATCCGCCTCACAAGCAGGGGAAAAGTAGTATAATTAAATATTGAATTTGCTAATCCCCTGCGTTTCGGCGTGGGGGATTTTTTGTTAACAAAATATATAAAAAAGAGCCAGTCAAGACTGGCCCAATGTTTAAATAAATAAAATGGGTGTTCTGTTTCTCCTAAGATAATAAAGAACACAGTTGTTATACATTAAACCTGATTAATATAACAAGGACTTATTAATATTTTTCTATAGATTACTTTCGGTATTGTGATATAAACCGACAAGTGTTATTATGTCCCTTGTCCTGTTATTAGTATCACAGCTTTCAAATCCCCCCAAGATTGTCGGTTAGTGGTGCCGGAAGTGATGAGGATAATCTTCTGCTTGATGGGTGGAAGATTTTTTTGTGTTGCTTGCCTGTATATTTTGTTAGTGAGAGTTTAGATTTAGCATTATTAGCTGTCAATATAGCTAATTAGATAACTACAAGACTTTACAGAATAGCAAGTAATAAGTATAATATTAATTGTCTCTAGTGTAGTTTCTAGATGATAGTTATAACTTGATTAATCCCCCTGCGCTTCGGCGTGGGGGATTTTTTGCGAAAAAAGCCGCCTGCTGTAAAGGCAGACGGCTAATACATAAGAGAAAGTATCTTAGCGAAAGAGGAAACCAGATTATTACTAGGTTCCATTATTATCATAGTAATATATGAAAAATCGTACAACTTTAATACTCAGTACTGCGAAACTACATTGCTGGTAATTGGCAGGTGGTATTCTAAAGCTGGTTATTCTCACACGTATTATACAGTCAAGTACGGTGATTCATGGTGGGCGATTGCCCAACGCAACGGCCTGAAAGTATATACGTTGGCTACTCAAAATGGTAAAACGATCTATTCTATGATTCACCCTGGTAATAAGTTGATTATCAAATAGACGAAATCCTCACACTGGCAATTGCTGGTGTGAGAATTTTTTAGTTTGTTGTGAAAATTATGCTTTCATTGTATAAGTGTTGTAATGATGAGAGAATGCTGGTGCAACAGCAAAAATTAATTTTTAACTACGAAAGTTGTAATTTTAGACAAAACAATAAAATCCCACACTAACCTTAATTGGACAGTTTGTAATTTTTGATTTATATGTAAGATAAGACTTTTTGACATAATGTATACAGGGGTGTATACTAATTTTGTATCAATTATTGTCTAGGAGGAATACATTATGTCTGTGAAGGTGAAAATTAAGTCGTTTATATGCTTTTCAACAATAAAGTTTTAGAATGGGGTGGATTATTATGTTGTTATCCGCAAAGATTGTTAAATTAGGCAACTCGCAAGGAATCAGACTAAAAAAGTCAATCCTCAAAGAGATTGGAATTGTTAACCCAATTAATACGCCAGTTCAAATCTCTGTAGAGGATGGCAAGATTTTAATCTCACCAACAAGGCAAGAATCAAATCTAATGCGCAGATTTGATAAATTTGATTTAACAAAGTATCGTCAGGAAAACCCTACTCATGAATACGATTGGGGAGAAGCCGTTGGTAATGAATTCTTCTAAAAAATTTATTGCCCAGTTTTGTCGAGAACCATGGAAAACTGGGCAATAAATACTTATTAGGATGTGTTGTCATGGCAGTAGATATTTTAGAACAAGGTACTATTATTTGGGCGAATTTTCGACCAGTCAAAGGGCATGAGCAAGACGGGATACGACCTGCACTAGTCGTATCAATTTCCGATTTTCAGCGATTGAACAATTTAATTATGGTTATGCCAATTTCAAATCGAAAACAGTCGTTTCCCATGCATGTCCCATTAGATAGTCGTACAAAAACAACTGGTAGTATTCTAACTGAACACATTAAGTCGATTGATCCAAATGAGCGGTTAGTGAAAGTTGTTGAAATGTGCCCAAATGATAAGATGCAGCAAGCGTTGGGTTTGTTATACGATTCGACGTCAGTAAATTAA